CGTGAAGCTGATAAAGTAGTTAGAGAATTTTTCCTAGGTGAAAAACTTAGAACACCTTATAAGAAAGGTGGAGAGGTTGACGTGCCTCAAGCACCTGAAGAGCCTGATGAGCGCATAGATAAAGTAACAGGAAGACCATACAACATACAGGCTGGTGAAGCCTTTATAGATGAAGAAGATATGCCCAAGAGCCTGTTAGCGAGGGAAGCATAATGATAGGTGGACTTTCAAAAATGATAGCCCAGCAAATAGTAAAGTCTACGGGCGGTGTATTCAACGCAAGTAAAATTCAAGATGAGGTCTCTCCGTATGTTGATCAACTTCGTAACGAGATTGGAAACGTAGAAGAATCAAAAGAGTTGTTGGACTATACACTACGCACAGTAGATGGTGTTGTTAAGCACAAACCTGTGTCAGAAATGGTAGACCCTAGTATAGATCCAGATAGCTCTATTGTTCAAGCAGTTGAATACTATGTCGATGGGCCTCTAGCGCAGATGGACTATAGAAATAAATTTTCATTTAAGGATGATGTGGATGCCCCTGCTCCAGTAACAGAGGAAGATCTAGGCCTTTACAACTATGTATCAAATAGACTTTCTCGTTCTGACAGTCAAGGCATGCTGACAGAGCAGGGCCGTGATCTTGTAGCTAGAAGAGGTGTAGCTGCAATAAAAGACAGCAAAGATTGGAACACGTTAAAAGAAAATATGCCGACGTTTAAAACCCAAGCGGAGCAACGAGCAGAACTTCCTCCTTCTTTACAAGGTGACGAAAGGCAAGAAGCAATCGACGCTTTTATTTCTGATAGCCAAGAAAAAAACGTAATCTTTAGAGGCGTTAGTTCTACTCTGTCGGAGGCTGAATATGATCTTCGCTTTGGAATGCCTGATGAGCTTGGAACACACTATGGCTCTTTAGGTCAAGCAAGTTATTTTGCACTGAAGGGTCTTGTAGACAGCTTTCCAGCAGGTCAAGTGAAGGCAGTAGCAGATCTTCCTACAGAGACAAATATACTTACGTATGCAGATAGAGAGTTTATTGATAGATTTGACATAGAATCCGAAAGACTAAAGGTAGTTAGGCCTGAAGATATGAACAGGCTATACAACAATATAGCTAAGATTAAAAGACGTGAACGACTGTTAGGAGAAACAGGGGAAGAAGCCGCAACAGAACTAGAGCTTACGCCCAACGAAGCTAATGACGTGTTTAAAGTTTTAGGGGCGCAAACCTTACGTCCTTCAGCCATACAGCCCGGATATATAAAAGTTAAAAATCCCTTAGAGATTGGAATAGAGGGCGGTGCTTGGAGTGCTGAGACAATGTTCTATGAATTGTTTAACGAAAGAGAAGCAAAGTCTTTTGGTAATACTGAGTTCGCTATAAATAAAATACTAGTTAGTATGGCGCTAGACTTTGGTGAAGAAGTTGACACGCTTAGAAAAGATCCTGAGTTAAAAGCAATAGAAAGAGACTTTTATAAGTACTATCAAAGAATAGGGGCAGAGGACTTTGTAGACATTGAAATATACAAAGGAGATAGAAACTTTGTTGATTCTATAAAGGATGAGATGGAAGTAGCGGCCTTAAACAAAAGGCTTATGAATTGGATTGAAGGTTTTGGTTATGATTCAATTAGATATAAAAATGCTTTTGAGCCTTCTTTCCCAAATGAAAGCGACTACTCATACATCTTATTTAGACCAGAACAGTTTAAGTCTGTCTTTGCTAGAAGTTTTGATCCAAAAGATAAAAGAGCTTCTGCGTTCCTTGGAGGATTACTTAATAGAAAACGTCTTTCTCCAGAGGAAGCAGGGTATACGATAAAGGAAGGCGATACCTTAGCTAAGATTTCTCAAAGGAGCGGCGTAGCTATTGAAGACATTCAAAAGTTTAACAGCATAGAAGATCCTAACAAGATCAGGGCTGGAGATTTTATAACACTTAAGAAGCCCGTAGAAAAGAATCAAATGCTAAAAAACTTTGTTGACTATTTAAATCCTTTTGCAGGCGACAAAACAGCTGATGACTACGATACTGAGGTTATTAAGCAGTTAAGGACTGCAGCGAAAAACGCGCTTAGGAAAGGAAGGCGAAACATTGAGTACGGAGATTACTCAGGTGAGAATGTTAAGGCCCAAGTAGGTAGTAAAGCGCAGCGTGACAAAGACAGCACTATAAGAAAGATACTAACAGGTACTATGAGTCCCACTGAGCAGGCAGCTTGGTCTGTTGGGGGAGGTCGCATTGTAATAGAAAATGACAACGTCTATGTAACAGATACGTATGACTTTAGCCGTATACCAAAAGAAAATGTAAGGGATACATATGGGCAGGTGCGTTACATTATGGGAGAAGCTGAGGCTGCTGGCCTACCCTTTAGTAAGTTCGATAGTAAAATCTTCATAGGTAAAGTAGGAGACTTTGGCTTAAGAGCGCGTCGAGCTAAGGGTGGTCGTCTTGAAAAGAAAAAGATGAAGTGTAATAAGCCTAAGCGTACACCGAATCATCCCAAGAAATCACACGTCGTAAAAGCCTGCGAAGGAGGCAAAGAAAAAATAATTCGTTTTGGTCAGCAGGGAGCTAAGACTGCAGGCAAACCAAAGGCAGGGGAATCTGCTAAGATGAAAGCAAAGCGTAAAAGCTTCAAAGCGCGTCATAGACGCAACATTAAGAAAGGCAAAATGTCAGCTGCATATTGGGCTAACAGAGTTAAATGGTAGGAGATAACATGACAATTAGACAGGCACTTAAATCACGAACAGTACAGTATGGCGTAGCTCTTGCTGTTCTTTCAGTTCTTCAAGGCTTTGTAGGTTTTTTACCTACTAATCCAGCTGTTCAAGCAATGGTAGGCTGCGCGATTGCAAGTGGAATTGTTATACTAAGATTCATGACAACACAACCAGTGAGTAAAAAATGACAAAGAAAAGAACAACAGCAAGAAAAGGAAAGTCTCGTGTTAATGAGGCGGGTAACTACACTAAGCCAGCAATGCGTAAGAGACAGTTTAATCGCATTAAGGCTGGCAGCAAAGGCGGTGCGCCCGGACAGTGGTCAGCACGTAAAGCTCAAATGTTAGCGAAGGCTTACAAAGATGCAGGCGGTGGGTATACGTCATAATGAGTAAAAAAGATCCTAAAGTAGGCACAGGCAAAAAGCCAAAAGGCTCTGGTAGACGTTTGTATACGGATGAAAATCCTAGAGACACTGTCCCTATAAAATACGCTACACAGCAAGACGCGAGAGATACTGTCAAGCGCGTTAAAAATGTCAATAAGCCTTTTGCTAGAAAGATTCAAATACTAACTGTCATGGAGCAACGCGCTAAAGTGGCTGGTAAAAAAGCTCAAGCAGAAATAGCGCGGCGAGGTAAAGAAGCCATACGCAGACAGCACGAGAGAAAAGCTTAAACTAAGGGAAATAATTGTATGTGGACTAAACCTACTTATCAAAAGATTCGTCTTGGTTTTGAAGTCACAATGTACTTCAAGGCTGTCTAAAATTAAGGAAAGCTATAATGAAAAAAACTCAAAAGTCTTTAGCTGATTGGACAAAAGAAGATTGGGGAACCAAGTCTGGTAAGCCTTCTACACAGGGTTCAGAAGCTACTGGTGAGCGTTATCTTCCAAGAAGGGCTAGAGAGTCTTTATCTTCAGCAGAATATGCCGCCACTTCTAGAAAGAAACGCGAAGATACAAAAAAAGGTAAACAGTTTTCTAAGCAGCCTAAAAAGATTGCAAAGAAAACTGCGCGTCATCGCTCTAATCGGGGCGGCTTAGTGGCTTCCTCTATGAAAGTTAGTAAACCCTGTTGATAGCATCTATTTCTTTTTCGAGTTTAGTGTGTATATCTTCAGTAATTTGTTTAAAAGATCTGATGGCCGCTCTAACTAACACCTGATTCTCTTCTTGTCTAAAGACTTTTTTTATGTCTTTATCAGGAAGCTCAGTAAACTCAGTCATGAGCATGCCATCAGCATCAACAATAATACGAAACCCGATTATTGTTCCCTCCCTCATACGGCTATCTCATATGGTCGTAAACTATATCCAAACCTTCAAGATAATCCTGAGACTCCATCAATAGTTTTAATTGTTTTTCAATGGCTTCATAAAAGGCATCATGATCATGGAAGGCCATTGGGTTACTGATAATAACCTCAATAGCCATCACATGTTTCTTTACATCTGCCTCATAGTAAGATCGCATAGTATTTAAAATATTATCAGGATCTAACATCTTCCCCCCTTAAACCTCACAGTTATTGCCAGTGCATGCTAGTTGTTGACTTCCTTCAGTCATGTCTGACTCTTCTGAAATATTCCAATCTATTTCTGTAGGAAAATCTTTTTTTAGTTTTTCGTAAGTCTCTAAATCAACAGGCTGATAAGGTGCTTGCTTGTACGTATGTTCAGAGTAAGGCAAAAAACTTACACCACTAATCTTATCAAACTTATTGTACAACCACTGACCAACCTCAAGAAACTCATTGTCACGATAGTAACAAGTCATTGACGGTTTATGTTCACACCAAAAATCCTGATAAATTTCCCACAGTTCTAACTGCTCGATAGCACCCATCTCAGAGGCCGTCACAGCCCCGTCAGGCGATTTTATAGGGAAGGAGAATACCTTGGTACTGGGTGACCTTAAATCGTCCTCTACAGGGACTCCTGCGGCCTCAAGGACGGCACATAAAGGGTCTCTTGAGTCTGCGCGTACCGTTCTAATGTATTGAGATGAATATCGGGGATGTATTCCACTCGCACTGTCAACAAGTTGACTAACAGTGCCGCTAGGCTTGACAGCAGTAATAGCAGTAGAAATATTAATACCAAGCGTTTTAGCCCATCTTTTATTCGTCTCGATAGCTTCTTGACGTAGTTCAGTAAGCCAAGTTTTAAGTACACCTTTATCTCTCCTTCCAGACATCGTTGGATGATCCATAATGCCAGTTAAGCTAACGCCTAACAAGGCCTCCTCTTCTGTGTTGTTTTTCCACACCTTACGAAGATATCGGAAGTCAGTTAGGGTAGCCTGTAAAGTTCCAAGGATAGCTGCAACACGTACTTTTTGTTTGAGGTCTGACAAAGTATCGGAAGGCCTGACAACAACTTCTGATAAATTACAGAACTGATAGGGTCTGAGGATGATTTCGCTACATGGATTAGTTCCAAAATCATAGGTAGCATCTCGTCGCTCGTTCTTTGCAGCTTGCTTTTGACTTGCGACTCTAGAGAACATACCCCGCTCTCCTGATTTTGATTCATATAAGCTTGTCCATTCATTTAAAAAAGCCTCGAAGTCTGGCTTCTCTGTATAACACGCAGAGTTGTTAGCTAAACCGCGTTGTGGGTTGTCAACATGCCATTCGCCCGATTTACATCTTCGGAGTCTGTCGTCAGTGAGGTTAGACAAACTGATGAGAGCGCTTCTCCTGACGCCGCCAACGACGACGATCTGTGCAATCTTACAGCAGATATCGTGGCATTCAATTGAGGAGAGCCTACGGCCATGAGCTTCCCGAAAGACTTCAACGGTAAAGTTAAACAAATCGACAAGAGGTTCTGGACCAGATGCTCTACCGCCGAAAGTTCTAAGCGCGGCCCCTGCAGGTCGTACTCTAGATACGTCCCACTTTGGAAGCTGACCCGAATAGAGCAAGCTAATAAGTTCTCTGTAGGCTTTAGCCCAGCCAATCTTAGAATCGGCGACGTGTATAACGGTATCGGTGTCATGAAATTCCTCTGCTACTTCTGGTAGTTTAGTTACGTATTGACGCTCAACAGAAAAGCCTACGCCTGTACCACACATCAAGACGTACATCATCTCGTCAAACGCTTTAGGGTGATCAATGGGTAAGTAGCTACAGTTAAAGCCAGCTACATTGTCACGATCAAGTGCTTCGCCAGCCGTCATTAATGCTCGCATCGACGGCATAACATCTAACTCGTAAATACAATTAAATATTTCTGACTGATCAAACTCGTTTAGCTCTACGCGATCTACCCAATAATCTAAGTAACGGTTGACAGTCTCTTCCCAAGTCTCTCGCCGCTGCTCTTCTGGCAGATAACGAGCATATCGAGATTTGTGGATGTATTGTTGATAAGCATCCATCATTCTTCTTCCTCCCCCTTTTTTTCTTCTTCGTATCGTTTACAAAACACATGTGTATGTTCTTGATCTACACAAATCAAAGAACCATACATAGGTATGCACTTCTCTCTCACAAAAGTATGTGAAGCATAGTCAGCGCATATTCTTGTGTCAGGCTCAGTAGCACAACCAGCAACTAACAATAAAAATATTAATCTAATTTTCATTTATGTAGTACCTCTTATTCTTTTTTGGAGGTGCTTCTCCCCTTCGTTTAAATTTTTTTTTACGATTAAACTTGTTTGTTCTTTCTTGTTTTCTATCCGTCTTCATCGTCATTTCTTTTTGTTATGTCTATCCAATCATCAGGGATGCTATTCTCTGAAAACCATCTAAACCCTTTTGAAGATGCCCACTCAGAGTGAGATCTTTTTGTACCGTCTTTACGACGCTTTGCTTGAGGCATAGGGGCTTCTGGGTCGGCGAACAAAAAGACAAGCTCTACATTATCAGGTAGTGCTTTCGCAATCCACACATACTTATTATATTCGTTGTGGTCCCAGAAGCGCCCCTTCGCTTCTAAGTATACTTTCTTGTTGTCGATATCTTTAATGAAGTCAGGGTTGTAAGTGTGTTCAACAATGTACTGAATCTTCTCTGTATGGAAGTTCCAGTCA